CAGCAAAAGAAGGCGGCACATTTGCTGGATTTGTGGATGTATTATCATAATATGAACATTCAAAAACAACTTCTTTGTACATTCACAAATAGTCAAAAATATCCAATAGTCATACAAGAAATATTAGATATATATAAATTCACGGATAGTCGTATTTTTATATTTGCAAATCAAAATAATCTACGAGAAATTTATTTAACGTTCAATATTTTTAAAGACAAAAATCAAAATATAAAATATCCCGCCACTATAGGTGTTCATCGTAAAAAGCAAACAAATACTTTATATACGCTTAATGCAATGAATAAGTTGATAGAAGACGAGAACAATGGTATATTTGATAAAAACTTCCAACTTAATTGGGATTTATATAAAAATAGTATTATTTTAACCAATGAAATTGGAGTGAAAATAGTTTCTTTAAAATTATTTTCGATTCACGAAATTTGATATATATCTTGTGACGCTTGACATCGCTCAAATCTGGTGTAGCATGGTGTCAAGTTAGTTACATACTTAGTTTAAGTAAATTAAGAATTAACTAATTAACAATTAAACAATTAACAAATTAAATAATTATGGCATTAGACATTAGTAAGTTAAAGAGCCGTTTGAACTCTCTTTCAAATACAAATCAAAAGACTAACTTAATTTGGAAACCAAAGCCTGGCAAGCAGGTAGTTCGTATCGTTCCTTATAAGTACGCTCCTGATAATCCATTTATTGAACTTAAGTTTCACTATAATCTAAACGGCAAAAGTTATCTATCTCCAGATAGTTTTGGTCGTCCAGATCCTATTGTTGAATTTTCAAATCGTTTGAAGAAGACTGGCGATAAGGAAGAGTGGAAGATGGGTAAGAAAATGGAACCCAAGATGCGTACATTTGCACCTATCTTTGTTCGTGGTGAAGAAAATGAAGGTGTAAAATTTTGGGGATTTGGTAAGCAAGTTTATCAAGAAATTCTTTCGATAATCAGTGATCCTGATTTTGGTGATATTACCGATCTAACCACAGGTCGTGATATCGTTGTAGAGTTCAAGACTGGTGATGAATCAGGCAAGAGCTTTCCAGAAACCAACATTCGTGTTAAGCCAAATACAAATGTTGCTATTGACCCAAATAACTCAAGTCTACTAGAGGCTCTCAAGTCTCAGGTAAATATTCTGGATCTATTCCCAGAACTATCCTACGATGAACTCAAGGATATTATGGATAGGTGGTTGAACCCAGAAACATCCGATTCATCCGTTGATCCAGCAATTTCTGCTGTAAACTCATCAAATGATGACGACGTTGTAACACCAACTCCAAAAGTAGCTACCAAGCCATCATCGGCAGTTTCACCCACTGCTGCTAAGGCAAAAGCGGGTGCGTCAGACGATGTTTCAAAAGCATTCGATGACTTGTTTAACTCCTAAACAATAAAATAAAGCCGGTAGAGTTTTTATACTCTGCCGGCTTTCTAGTTATATACGTTATGGCAAAAAAGACAACAGAAAAAGACGATCTGCTAGAAAGATTGGCAGACGAACTCAACAAATCTAATAAAGAAGGCGGCAAAGTTGCATTCTTTTTGGATGAACAAGAGGATCCATCATCTATTAGTGATTGGATAAGCACAGGTTCATCAATGCTAGATTTAGCGATCAGTAATCGTCCACATGGCGGTTTGCCAGTAGGACGTATCGTTGAACTAACAGGCCTTGAAGGTACTGGAAAAAGTTTGGTTTGCGCACACATTGTTGCAGAAACACAAAGAAAAGGTGGTAAAGCACTTTTCATTGATACAGAAAATTCTGAATCCAGAGAATTCTGGAAGAGTCTTGGAGTTGATTTAGCTAAAAATAAATTGATGTATTCTCAGGCTGAAACCGTTGAGGATATCTTCTCGCTCATGGAAAGAGCAATTACCTTTATTCGTAAGGATCATCCAGATTTATTATTAACAATCATTGTTGATTCTGTAGCAGCTGCGTCAACAAAAGCAGAATTAGAGAGTGATCATGGTAAAGATGGTTATGCTACTGGTAAGAGTATTATTATTAGCAAAGCAATGCGTAAGATTACTAATATGATTGGTCGTCAAAAGGTATTGTTAATCTTTACTAACCAACTACGTCAGAATCTAAACGCTATGGCATTTGGTGACAAGTACGTAGTAAGTGGTGGTAAGGCTTTGGCATATCATTGTAGTGTACGTGTTCGATTGAACAACACTGGCAAACTAAAGAAGGGTGAAGTAGTTATTGGTAATGAATGTAAAGCAGTTGTTATCAAAAATCGTATGGGACCACCACAACGTCAAGCAGCATTTGACATTTACTTTGATAGTGGTATTGCTGATTTCAGCAGCTGGATCAAAGTAATAAAAGATCATGGAATTATAAAACAAGGCGGTGCTTATTACACATATAAAAAAGACGATGGTACTGAATGGAAGTTTCAATCCAAAGACTTCATTTCAACATTACAATCTGATGCAAAACTAAAAGAAGAAATTTACTTGAAGATTTGCGATGCCGTAGTAATGAAATATAAAGACCCAAATAGTCAAATTGTCGAAGATATTCAGATATCTACAAATGAAGGCGAAGCTGGCGAAGAAGAATGAGTGGATTTACTTCCAATGAAAAACGCAGGTTGTTCTCCCTTTTTGAGAACATAAAGGAGGGTGTTGGAGATAGTGGTATTCAGAAAACCACAAACTCCGACATCCTCCTTGTCGATGGATTGAATACATTTATTCGTTCATTTATGGCAATGCCATCTATGAATGATGATGGAATGCATACCGGAGGAATTGCTGGGTTTCTTAAAAGCGTTGGGTATGCTATTAAACTAATCAATCCAACTAGAGTTATTATTGTATTTGATGGTAATGGTGGATCACAAAAGCGGCGTAAGATATATCCAGAATACAAAAAAGGTCGCAAAACAAAAATAAAGTTCAATAGAACATATGAAGATTTAAGTTCTTCGGAATTGGAACAGAAAAACCTTCGATTAGAACTAATGCGATTAGTGAATTATCTGAACGTATTGCCTGTGACTATAATGGCTATAGACAATATTGAAGCGGATGATACGATTGCATATTTATCCGAAGAAACATTCAAGGATAGTAATATTACTATCATGTCTACAGACAAAGACTTTTTACAACTAGCTAGTGATAGAGTAAAAATTTGGAGTCCTGTAAAGAAGAAAATATTTGGATGCAAAGAGATTGTAGACGAATATGGTATTACATGTAATAATTTTATATATTACAGAATTCTAGAAGGGGATGTTAGCGATAATATTACTGGCATAGATGGTGTTGGTATAAAGAGAGTATTACAGTCATATCCGTTTCTTGGTGAAAATAAACAAGTAACACTACAAGAAATTTATAACTATTCTGAAAACTATAAGGGTAAGTATAAAATTTATGAACGGGTATTGGATAACAAACTTTTAATTGAACGTAATTATGAATTGATGCAGTTAAAATCTAGCAGTATTCAATCGTTTACACAATTAAGAATTGAAGAGATTATCAAAAAGCAGGTGCCTAAGATTGATAAAATGACATTCAGCAAACTTATTACAGAAGATAAGATGTGGAACAATATTCCTAATTATATGGTGTGGCTGAATGAAACGTGGGGTAAGCTAAATAGCTTCGTATTATAAAAATAGACCAAGTAAAATAACTTGGCTTCTGTACACTATGGTGTACGATAAATGTCGTATTAACAAAAGAAAGAAACAAAAATGAGCGAGAAACATATTATTGACAATCTAAAGAAGTTTGGAAGTGAATTTCAAGTAAAGTGTATATCTGGACTTGTGTCAGATAGACCTTTTATTGAACGTATTAACGATATCGTGGAAGCAGACTTTTTTGAAAGTGATGCACATAAGTGGATTGTCAAGGAGAGTATAAAATACTTTAATGAATATCATGATCTACCCACACTTAATGTATTTAAGGTTAAGCTAGAAGTAGTTACAAACGAACTTCTTAAAAAAAGTATTGTAGATAACCTTAAGATGGTATATCAAAAGATGAACGATGGTGATCTTAAGTTCATTAAGGAAGAATTTCTTGAGTTCTGTGTCAATCAAAAGTTGAAGAACGCAATCATGGAAAGTGTTGACTACCTTAAGGTTGGTCAGTATGAGGCTATCAAACACAAGTTTGATGAAGCGTTGAAGGCTGGTATGGAACGTAATATAGGTCATACCTATGAACAAGACGTAGAAAAGCGTATGACTATCATGTCACGTAACGCAATTAAAACTAATTGGGAAGTTGTGGATGGTTTAATGGATGGGGGTCTTGGACCTGGCGAACTTGGTATTATTACTGCTTGTGCTGGTAGTGGTAAGAGTTGGGTACTAAGTAAGTTGGGCGCTGAGGCGATGAAACAAGGTAAAAATGTTCTTCACTTCACACTTGAATTGAATGAAAACTATGTTGGATTAAGATATGATAGTTGTTTTACTGGAATTGATTTCCAAAATATTCGTAATAATGTTGATGTTGTAAGACAGAAGATTGCTGATGTAGCAGGCAAATTGATTATTAAATACTTTCCAATCAAGACAGTATCAGCTATGAGTTTAAAGGCACACGCTGAAAGATTGGCTATGTTGGGTACCAAGCCTGATATGATTATCGTAGACTATGCTGATATTTTACGTCCAATCAATAGTGACCGGAATAGTAATAGTTACCAAGAGGCTGGTGGTATTTATGAAGAGCTTCGTGGTGTAGCTGGAGAATTGCAAGTGCCTATTTGGAGTGCTTCACAGAGTAACCGAAGTGCTATGGATGCAGATATTATTGAAGCTAATAGTATTGCTGATAGTTATCGTAAAATTATGACCGCCGATTTTGTTATGTCATTAAGTCGTAAAGTTAATGATAAAGTTTGTAAGACTGCTCGATTCCATATTATTAAAAATCGATTTGGTCCAGATGGTTTGACATTTCCAGCTAAAATGAATGCTGGCTGTGGTCAAATTGAAATTTATTCAGAGAACTCAAGAGAAGGTCTAGCTCTTCAAAATGAGATGATGAATGGTGAAAATCAAGTCAAAAAGATTTTAAAGAATAAATGGAACGCTCACAATAGTGATGATGATGATGATGAATAATTCATAGTGATAAAGTTTAAAAAAGTGTCAAAAAAATTTTAAAAAAGTTATTGAAAACGTATGTTTCAAACATGTTAATTGGATAGTTATTTTTTACCATTATATTTTTTTATGAACAAGGAAATTTTTATTAAAAAGAGAAGCGGAAAAACTGAAAAGTTTAGTGCGGATAAAATTAATAAGGTTTTACAATGGGCTACTGCTGATATAAAAGGTGTGGGTTTTGAAGAAGTTGCAATGAATGCACATCTATCTTTCTTCGATGGAATGAATTCGAAAGATATTCATAAGATGTTGATTGAAGCGTCTGCAAATCTAATAAGTGAAGAAAAACCCAATTATCAATTCGTAGCTTCACGTTTATTGAACTATCAACTACGTAAAGAAGTTTGGGGTGGTAAAAATCCTCCAAAGTTATATGATATTGTTAAACAAAATATTGTTAACTTAGTCTATGATGATGCCATCTTGGAATGGTATAACAAACAAGAGTTCGACAAGTTGGATGAATATCTAAAACACGATCGTGATTTCAATTTCACATATGCTGGTATTAAACAATTGTGTGATAAGTACTTGGTACAAAATAGATCAACCAAACAAATATATGAGACTCCTCAGTTTGCTTATATGTTGATCGCTATGACATTTTTTAAAGACTATAAGGAACATCGACTTGATTATGTAAAGAAGGCCTATAATTATTTCAGCAAACATAAGATTAACCTACCTACACCAATTATGGCTGGTGTCAGAACGGTAATGAAGAGTTATGCTAGTTGTTCACTATTCACGATAGATGATAATCTACGTAGTATCTTTAGCAACAATAGTGCAGTTGGATTTGCTACAGCTAGTCGTTATGGTATTGGATTGAATCTATCCAGACTACGTGCTACTAACGCACCAATTCGTAATGGTGAAGTGATACACACTGGACCCATTCCATTTAGTAAAACATTTGAATCAACGGTAAAGAGTTGTCATCAAAATGGAATTAGAGGAGGTAGTGCCACCGTTAATTTCGCTTGGTTCCATTATGATATTATGGACATCTTAGTACTAAAGAATAATCAGGGTACTGATGATAATCGGGTGCGCAAGTTGGACTATTGTATTGGATTAGATAAGTTAATCTTTGAACGATTCCTCAAGAACCAAGAAATAACACTATTTAGCTATCATGAATGTGCTTCATTGTGGAATAAGTTTGGTATGGAAGGCTTCAGAGAAGCTTACGAAAAGGCTGAAGCTAATAAGAATATCAAGTTTAAGAAAAAGATACCCGCTCGTGAATTGATGAGTTTACTCGCTAAAGAACGTCTTGAAACAGGTCGTATCTATACAATGTTCGTAGATCATGCTAATGAACATGGTAGCTGGCTAGAACAAGTTGATACAAGTAATTTATGTCTTGAAGTAAATCATCCATTGATTCCAATTTATGATGTAAATGATACAAATGGTGAAATTGGTGTTTGTGTGTTGGCAGCTCTAAATTGGTTGGAGATTAAAGATGATGATGAAATGGAAAGTGTATGTGATATCATTGTTAGAATGTTGGATGCACTAATTGAACATCAAAACTATTTCGTACCTGCTGCGGAAAATTTTGCAAAGAAACGTCGTAGTCTGGGTGTAGGTGTAAGTAATTTGGCTGCTCTATTGGCTAAAGAAGGATTGAAGTATTGGGATACTAATGCTCCGAACTTTGTAGCCAAATGGATGGAAAAGACCAGTTATTATTTAATTAAGGCTAGTATACAAATGGCTAAAGAAGTGGGTAAATGTGAAAAGTTTGACAAAACTAAATTTAGTCAGGGAGTATTGCCAATCGATACTTACAAGAAAGACGTAGATGAATTTATCACACAACCCCTACAATGTGATTGGAAAAGTTTACGTGAGGAAATCAAGAAGTATGGTATGAGACATAGTACCCTTACAGCTTGTATGCCCGTTGAATCAAGCAGTGTGATTCAAAGCAGTACTAATGGTATTGAACCACCACGTAGTGTTATTAGCTTCAAAGGTAGTAAGAGCAACATTTTACCAGTAGTAGTTCCTAACATTGACAAGTACAAGGATAACTATACACTTGCTTTTGATATGCCAAATAACGAAGGTTATCTAAAGGTAGCAGCTGCTATACAGAAGTTTACAGATATGAGTATCAGCACAAACACATATTACGTACCTTCAAGATATCCAAGCAACAAAGTACCAATTCAAGAGGTAATTAAAGACATTTTGACAGCGTATAAGTATGGTATTAAGAATTTATACTATGCTAATACAGATGATGGTGATAGACAAACTGTGATGAACAAGGACCAAGCAACATCGGTTAAATCACAAGTTCAAGAAGAAAGTGGTTGTGCTAGTGGAGCTTGTGCTTTATAATAGGAGGATTATATGAAGAGTGTACTAAATAAAACGAATATCGATTCAATTAAAAACCCAATATTTCTTGGAGAGGATTTATCTTTACAGCGATACGATTTACAAAAATATCCAAAGTTTTATGAACTATACGATCAACAGTTGAACTTTTTCTGGAGACCACAAGAGGTTTCTTTGGTAAAAGATATTGCTGACTACAAAAATTTATCGGATGAAGAACGATTCGTTTTTGATAGTAATCTTAAGTTTCAAACTATGACTGACAGCATGTTAAGTCGTAGTATTCATCAAATGATGAAATATGTAACAAATCCAGAGTTGGAAATTTGTATGAATACTTGGAGTTTCTTTGAAACCATTCATAGCAATAGTTACACATATATTTTACAAAACGTATATCCTGATGCTACCAGATTCTTTGATAGTATTCTGCAAGATAAAGAAATTGTCAGAAGAGCTAAAGCTATTAGTGAAAAATATGATGGTCTCCTGGCAAATGATAAAGATGATATTCGTCAACAAATCTTTGATACAGTTCTCGCTACGCAAATTACTGAGGGGCTTGTATTCTATGTAAGTTTCGCTTGCAGTTTCTACTTCGGATATCGTGGCAAGATGGAAGGTAATGCTAAAATTATTAAGTTTATTAGCAGAGATGAAAATCTACATGTAGCTATTACCCAAAATATTCTTCGTTATTTGAGTTCTAACCCAGACGAAGGGTTCCAAGAAATCATCAAGAAGAGTGAAGATAAGGTATATGAAGCTTACAAGATTGCTGTAGAAGCTGAAAAAGATTGGGCAGATTATCTATTTAGTAAAGGTAATTTGGTTGGATTAACTAATGAGAGCTTAAAATCTTATATAGAGTGGTTGGCTAATAATAGATTACAAAGTATTGGATATAAGAAATTATATCCAAATGCCAAGACAAATTCTCTATCCGGATGGTTAGATAGCTATTATGACAGTAAAAAACTACAGGTAGCACCACAGGAGACAGAGTTGAGTAGCTATGTAAAGGGTGTAGATAACACCATTAGTGAAAACGCTTTTGATGACTTTAAACTATAATTAATTTATTATTTTATTGACCATTCCTATATTTATATGTTAGGCGTGCTATATGAATGATAAACTAATAAAATCTTTAAAGAAACTGATTCGTGAAACAATTAACGAAAAGTTTACGGACGTACAAAAGTCTTGGACTGAAATGATGGCTAACCTAGAAAAAGAAATCAAGAAACCGGTGGTTAAAGATGATGACGGAAATTATAATATTTGTGAATGTGATCCTCATTATTTTAGTATCCGACCAGTAGCACAAGACATTTATAACATAGAATACTTTAAAGATAGGTCAGATAGAGAAAAGAAACTATACGTACATTATGAAGATTTAAAAAAGTTTATTAAAGAAAAGTTAAGTTCAAAAGCTTTAAATTACGTGGATGCAGCATATAGCAAAAATATAGATAATAGTAAGGATAAAGAAGGTGGTAAGAAAGCTGATAAACAATCTGTAGAACAAAATCTGGTTCAGCCGGAAAAAGATTATAAGGTTATAAAGTCACCTAAGATGGATTCAATGAATAAAGAAGTGGACGATCCAACCCAACCTATGCGTGAAGTTGGTAAGTTTGAAAAACAAGTGGACTATAAAAGTCCAAAGCCAAATTATAAGCCACCTACTCTACCAAAGAATCTTCAAAAGTTGATTGTTAAATATAAAAAGAGTGGTAAGATTAAGAAAAAGTAAAAAGTTATGAATCCAAAATATAATCCTAACGATTACAACGCTCTTATTTCACGAATTGATGCAAATTTAAATACTATTAATGCACGATTAACAACAATTGAAACAGGAGTAACTAATAATGTAGTTAATGTTGAACGCAGAATTACAAAGCTAGAACAATTTAAATGGCACTTTTTGGGTGCGATAGCTGGAGTTAGTTTCTTCGTTAACTACTTTTACAAAAAACTTTGACATTTTATCAGTTTTGATATATCATTAGGTATATCTAAAAAAAGGATACATATGAATAAATTAATTATTATTGCATCTTTGAGTGCAACATTAACCGCACAAACATTTGCAGGCGATAGAGAGTGGGCTACGGTAGGTAAAGTATTAACCGGCGTAGCAGTGGTTCAAGCCATAGATAGAATTGTTAACCCACCAACACAAGTTGTATACGTTCAATCAGCTCCCGTTGTACAACCAGTATTAGTCCAGCAACCAGTCATTGTACAACCACAACCTGTAGTATACATTCAACCAGCACCTGTAGTTTATTATACAAGTCCTAGTGTGATTGTTTATCCGGGTTGTCCTACACCAATCTATCATTATCATCGTAGATGATAAATTTATTAAACATAGTTAATCAACCACCAGAAATGGTGGTTTTCTTTTTTTAACCGAGACGGTTGACTTTAGAAAAACCTCTGGTAGTATGATTGTACGTTCAATAAAAAACTACAATATATGAAAAAGACAAACGCCGCTAATCTAACCACCGCAAAGAATTTCGACATGAAGAAGTATCTTTCTACATGTATTGATCTTCGTCCATCTTCACTTATTATTGATGATATTAAGTGGAAGTATATGGTACGTAGTGCTATTCGTGGTAAGAATATTCTACTTCTTGGTCCCACTGGATGCGGTAAGACCCTAGCCGCTCAGACTATCGCTAATGTTCTAAATAAGAATGATAAGTTTTTTTATTTCAATCTGGGTGCTACGCAGGATGCTCGTTCATTCCTAATTGGTAATACCCATTTTGATAAGAATACTGGCACTCTTTTCCGTGAATCAACCTTCATTAAGGCTATTCGTACTCCAAATGCTATTATTCTTCTTGATGAAATTTCTCGTAGTCATCACGATGGTGTAAATATTCTAATGACCGTTCTAGATGATCTACAACGTTATCTACGTTTGGATGAAAAAGAAGACAACGAGGTTGTTAAGGTTGCTGAGGGTGTCACTTTCGTTGCTACCGCAAACATTGGTAATGAATATACTGCTACTAGGGTTATGGATCGAGCTTTGCTTAGTCGTTTTCCAGTAAAGATTGAGATGACTCCCCTCGACAAGGATAGCGAGTATAATCTACTCAAGAGTCGATTTGATATTATTGATAATAATCAGTTGGAAATTCTAAAGGCGGTTTGTGAAATTGCTGATCACACTCGTAAGCAGGTCAAGCAAGAAGATAGCAAGTTGACCAATTTTATTCCAACTCGTAGCACGGTTGAAATTGCAGAACTTATTGTTGATGGATTTAATTTGCTTGAAATCGCAGACACTACGATCTATCCTAACTTCACCGATGATGGTGGCGTTGACAGTGAACGGACCTACATCAAGCAGTTGGTACAGAAGTATGTAAAGGTAGAGACTAAGGAGAATCTATTTGCTGATCCGCTAAAGTCAGATCAGCCTCCTTTCTAATACTTAATAAGTATAAAGTATAACCTATATGAGCAATTATAGTGATTTTTGGTTGGAGGATTATGACATTGATTGGGATTTTTCTGATGAGTCTGATTCGGTTGATGTATCCGCATCATCCACAGTGGAAACCGCTAGGCTCATTAGGTTGTCCGCAGCACGTCGTGCAATCTCAAATTATGTGACCATTCTTACTGGTAAGCAAGTTCCAGTAATGTTTAATGATAAAAACATGAGTTGCACCGATGGGGAAGTAGTTTATATCGGTAGTGATGTAAACGAAAAGAATAAATTTGACGTAGCTGTAGGTCTAGCTCTACATGAAGCAAGTCATATTGTGTATAGCAATATGGATATGTATAAGAATTTATGGCAGAATGTTCCTAGAAGTATTTATGATCTTACTGAACCTTTGAATATTGATAAGACTCAGGTTGCTGAGTTTTGTAAGATGCTCTTCAATTACATCGAAGATCGTTATATCGATTACATGGTGTATAGTGGTGCGCCTGGATATCGTGGCTATTATCAGTCTCTATATGACAATTACTTTAATAGCAAGGTTATTGATGATGGACTGAAGAGTCAACTATATCGTACACCTACAATTGAATCATATTCCTATAGAATTATTAATCTTACCAATATTAATACAGATCTACAGGCTTTGCCTGGTCTCTATGATATTGCTAAAGAACTAGATCTTAGTAATATTGCTCGTCTTGACAATCCAAGGTCTCGTTACGAGTTGGCATTCAAGATTGCAGATATTGCATTCAAGAACATTACAGATGGAACACCACAACCAAAGGTTGTGGCGATATCATCCACTAGTAGTGGTGATGGTGGAGAACCTGTATCTGGAGGTCAAGATGATAATAATAACGTGAGTGTTGCGACTCCAACATCATCTACTGATGTAAATCCGCGTGATAGTAGCCTTGACGATATTTTTGGAGGTAATACTACATCGGTTCCTCGAGCTCAAGATCCAACAAAGAATATTGGTGAGGACAAGAATGTAAGCAAGACTAAGACCAACAAGATTGCTAAGGCTTTTGATAAGCAGAAGGATTTCTTGGATGGTAAGATTATTAAGAAGAAGGTTTCTAAGAAAGAAAAGAAGATGCTTGATGTTCTTGAAAAGAGTCAAGTTCAAATCAACGACGTTGCTGAGGATTATATCCGTAATTATGGAGGTACCGGCGCAGTTGAATGTATTGTGGTAAAAAATCTTACTATGGACTTAATTGAGTCTGATGATTTTCATCTCAAGAGTCTTCAGTATGTTACTGGTAAAGTAAATGTTACTGCACCAGTAGCAAATGCTGATATGGTCAAATATATCAATAGTGGAATTATCATGGGTGTTAAATTGGCCAAGAGAATTCAATTTCGTAATGAAATTAATATTGATAAGTTTACTCGTCGTCAACATGGTAAAATTGATAAGAGAATTATTCATGAATTGGGATGTGATGTAGAAAACATTTTCTATAATACCGCTGTACACAAGTACAAAAGCATGAACTTCCACATTAGTCTAGATGCTAGTAGCAGTATGGGTGGCATTAAGTGGCTTAATACAATTAAGTTATGTACCACTATTGCAAAGGCTGCTAGTATGCTTGAAAACATCAATGTTAGCATTAGTGTTCGTTCAAGTCTGGATAAGAATCCATATGTAGTCATGGCTTATGATTCTCGTAAGGATAAATTTTCTAAGATTAGAAATCTATTTCCATACTTGATGCCAAGTAGTACTACACCAGAAGGATTGTGTTACGAAGCAATTATTAAACATTTGCCAAAGTGCAGTGTAGATGGTGATAATTACTTTATTAATATTAGTGATGGTGAACCATGTTTCAGCATTTCAAATAATAATTTCTCTGTGTCTTATAGTGGTATTGCTGCTTGTCAACACACACGTAAACAAGTATCTAAGATTCGTGATAATGGATATAGAATTATTTCATACTTTGTGACTGACATGTATGGACATAATCAACCTAGTTTGGTTGAGAATTTCAAGGTAATGTATGGCAGTGATAGTCACTTTATTAACTTTGATAATCTCAATCAGATAGTTGGTACTATTAATAAAAAGATGCTAGAAAGTGTTGACGTATAATATATCGGTGGTATAATTTTGAAAGGTAGTATAACAATTAAACAAAAGGATAAAAAATGAAAAAGACAGATCGTAAGAATAAGACAAACCTAGTAGTACTTTGGCCAACCAATATATTTACTATTGAAGAACTAAATAATGCAAATCCAGATTTCGTAAATATTACTTTACGAGTTCGACTAAAGAAGGCCATTGACAATGGTGAAGTTGGTGAAGTTGGTTATTTGCATAATGGTAAGGGTCGTCCCCGTGTTGTATTGGCATGTACGCCAATTACTCAAAATCATATTACCGAAGCTAAGAATCGTGGGTGTGTACTAAAGGATGGACTAAATGTAAACGTTGTTAATATCGACAATGCTTCTGTAGAAACACCAGTTGCTGAGGAAGTCAAATCAGAAAAGGTAATGGCTTAATCAATTACCTTTATGTGACCAAAGCGGACTCAATAATAAGGGTCCGCTTTTGTCTTTTGTATAATACAAAATATCGGCTTTTTTCGAATGCGATTTAATATTTTTGATGATACCTTCAACCATGTTCCAACTGCCATGATAGATTGGTTCATCTAATTCGCTATCATATATCGCATATTTGATACTTGAAACTTCAAATATATAAAACGTTTTTTCTTTTGGGTTGATTTTTTTGTACTTCATGATAGACTATATATAAATATGGACGCATTACAAGAATTCTTTGGAGTAAAGGCATTTGACTATAAACTTAATAAACTTAAGTTTGTTGGAAACCTCGACCTTCTAAAGGCCATGTCTGTAGAGGAACAGACTTTTTACAAGAAATGGATTGAAGTACAATCACTTAACAATTATGCTAATAAAGCATGTCAAGCTAAAGCTAAGATTTGGATCCCCACTGATATAAACGATGAAGAATTGACAATTAAGGAGATTGAAAATCTTAGACCAAAAGTTGTACATGTAACCAATAATAAAGCATTAGACAATGATTGGGTAATGCTGCGTACATTTGTACATACGATGGAGTATGCTCAGACGCCAGGTAGATTCGTTAAGTTCTTAATTACAGATGGTAATGATAATGACCCACGTTATTTGGGAGTTATTAGTATGTCTAGCGATGTAATCACCATTACAGATCGGGATAATTATATTGGTTGGAAGCCAGAGGATAAGTTAAAGAATAAGAAATTGGCTCATAGTGGTATTGGTAGTTGTATTATGAGTACCCAACCTTTTGGATATAATTTCTTGGGTGGTAAGCTAGTAGCGTCATTAGTGACCGCAGAGACGGTCAGGAACGCATGGCAGGCTCTCTATAACCAGCTTTTGGTTGGAATCACCACAACCAGCCTCTACGGCAGTTATAGCATGTATAATAGTTTAAAATGGTGGCATAAGTGTGGTACAAGTGCTGGTAAAATGTCTATTAAACCAGACGATGCTATTTATAAGGTGTGGCACGATTGGATTAAAGAGAATAAAGCGGAGAAGTATAAAGCTGCGATGACCCAACGTGAAGGTGTGAGTGGACCTGTAACTGGCGCTAAAACTCGGGTATTGAATATGATTTTCTCTGAGTTGGGTATTAAATCTAGTGCTTATGTACATGGATTTGAGCGGGGTACATATTATGCTTGTCCATATAAAAACTCAAAAGACTTCTTTTGTAGCAAAATTACAGAAGATAAGTTGGTATTAAATCCATTATATACTGAGAATGCTATTATTAATTGGTGGAAGCCAAAGGCTATTGCGAGGTATAAAACACTAAAAGCTGAGAATCGTTTGAAGCCAGACGTTTTGTATTATGACAAAATGATTGGAATGGATTATCAAACAGCTAAAAATACGTATTTTAGCGAAGTGGGAAGATAGCTATTTACTATTTATTATAGTAAATATGGCGAATAACGACAATAGTAACTATACATTTTCTGATAGGTTTCAAAGATTTGTAGGGAAGATCGCTAATTTTGCGACTATAGCAAGAAGCAAAGCTCAAATTGATACTGGTCCACAAGATATTTTTACAGGTGAACAAGGCGAATTGTTAACAAAATATAAAAATAAGATATTTTATCGTAAAAACGGTAGTAATGAATTCGTCAATTTGAGTGAAGAATATTCAGAATTAACCAATCAATATGAATATCTTTTGTCAAAAGGTGTAAACAAATATGCTACTTGGCAAAAAACCAGTAAAAATAATGAAAAAAATTGGACATTTACTGGTTATTTTTCTCCAATATGTGGTATTGACTGTTGTGCTTTGAGTGGATCTATAAGCGGATCATTATAAATTGACACATTATAAATTTGATGTAGACTGAGATAATGAAAAAATCTCTCTGTTGTATCTCTCTAAAATTACAAAAACAAGGTATCAAGGCTTCTACTATGACAAAAACTAGGTTTTTGGCACTAGAACGTACCAATGCAGAACGTATTGTTGCTGATAGAACTCTTAACAATGTTTATGTAACACGTAAGACTCTAGAATATTGTGGTCAACGTGGTTGGAACTATCGTATTAGTAGTGGTATGATGCCACTAGAAACTCTGCCAGAAGCTAATCTACTACTAGAAAACGCTTACAATTTTTCCAAAATCAAACAAGAATTTGCTCTGTGCGCTGATATTATCAAAAAATACAATATTCGTTGTAGCACACATCCAGATCAATTTGTTGTTCCTGCTAGTGCAACACCCTCTGTTGTAACTAAATCCATCGAAGAACTAAACGCACATGGTAAGATGATGGATTACTTTGGCTTACCACAATCATATCAAGCTCCAATAAATATCCACACGAATTGTTACAAGGGTAACATTAATGATATTGCTTCTAGATTTATTGATGTATACAAAGATTTACCAATCAATGTAAAGTCACGATTGGTACTTGAAAACGAAGACAAACCTAATAGTTGGAAAGTAGAAGAATTATACGATCTAATCTATTCCAAGACTGGTATTCCTATCACCTATGACAATCTACATCATCGTTGCAACCCAAGCAAGTATGGTGCAAAGGATGCAATGAAATTGGCTATGAGTACATGGGGTAATTATCGTCCATTGTTTCACTTTAGTGACAATGATACTAATAATAGTAATCCACGTGCGCATGGTGATTATGTGCGTAATGTTCCAGATGAGTATCTAAACTCCTACAGTGTAGACTACGAGTTTGAATTTAAGGCTAAGGATTATGCTATTGAAAAGTTTGAGAAAGAATTTAAATTATAATTAATCAAACCTGTTGACATTGTACCATAGTTGGTATAAACTAATTTCAAGTTGGTGTTCACCAGCGAAACTAAAAAATAAACAAAATAAAGGAAAAAATAAATATGTATACTCGTACAAATGCACGTAACAAGACTAACTTCGTAGGTCATAACTCCGCTGGAGTTGAGCTATATCTCTCAACTCCTCTACCAAAGGCCAAGAAGGCTGCTCGTTTGACCATTCGTAATGGTAACACTCGTCTTGATCTAAATGGTCGTCAGATTAAGGCTCTACGTGAAGTCTTGTCCACTGGTTACGCTTCTCGCTAATAGATGAACCAGACAACATTTACTAATGTTGTGATGTGGTCGTTGTTAATTGCAGCGACCACATTTTCTATTTTATCAATAGTGATATCTTATCGACTACTTAAAAAGTTTGATGATTTTCAAATTTCGATACTAGAAGTATTAGATTTATTTTCGATTGAACGTACGAAAATGATAAAAGATCTTGAGGAACTAAAACGTAGGGTTAGAATTTTTGGTAATGAAGTTAAAAAAGAAAATCGAAGAAGCACTGAAGACTAAATCGTTGTTTGATCACGTAAAACATATACGTCAAATACAAAGTGCTGACTATTACGATACGTTGAGTGATGCTGATCGTAAGACGTTCAATAAGTATATGATATTACGTGTACTTAGTATGGATAAAACAATTATTGAAGAAATATCTCATGTTTCAAAGTATTTCGAGGTTTTACCAGAAAAACAATTTTACCAACTATTAATTGGTGCTTTACCAAAAAGTTATGGGTTTCATCCTTATATTAAAAATTCGGCAAAGCCAGTTAATGAAACAATACTGAATTGTCTATGTGCTTACTTTAATGTGGGAAAACGAGATGCTACAGATTATTATAAGATATTTATTTCTCACGATGATGGTATAATCAAACTATTTGACCTAATTAAAGGTCATGGTTATACTGAACAAGAAGTTGAAAAATTATTGGAATAATATGAAATTAATAGGAATAACAGGTTTAGCTCGTAGCGGTAAAGATTTATTTACAACTATCGCTTTAGAAATATTAAAAGAAAATAAAATCAAAGCTGAAAAGTATGCACTCGCGTATGAACTTAAGAATGATCTTAGAGAGTTGATTCATAAAAAAACGGGCATTGATGTATTTACGGAAAATACCAGTGAGAAGAACATTATCAGACCATTACTTGTTGCATATGGTGATGTAATGCGTAAGATTAGTGGTGGTAAATATTGGACTCAGAAGATAGAGCAAAGTATTGGTAAGTCAAAGGCCGATGTTGTATTTATTACAGATATTCGATATGACCATTATCCGGAGGATGAGTGTACTTGGTTAAAGATTAAACAATCTGGCAAATTGGTTCATATCACTAAGTATCAATATGGACCATTACCACAAGGTAAACGATTTAGTAAAAACAAAATTACGAAGATTTATCAGTCAGCGCCAAATGAACATGAACTGATAAACGATCCAAAGGTTAAGAAACGTGCTGATGTTGCAATTGAATGGGAAGATGTAAGTTTAAAGAATGAGGGTGATATAACTAAAAATACTCAGATTCGTACAATTGTAATAGATACACTAAAACAAATTGGAGTTTTAAAAGAAAAGTCAATAATTGATAATTATCGTAGTTGAATTGTTTTTATCTCATGATGTGCATTATGTCTAAAGATAAGTACATTATCAGTTGTCATAGTTTTAAATAAATTGATAAAAGCGTCTGATTGAGTTTTAATAAATGTAATATAAATAACATTACACTCTTCAGATTTATTTGCTTTTTGTTGTTTTTTACAACTGCATATATTGTTGAGAAGTGTAATGCAACTATTTAGTTGACTTTCAACCGGCAGATTTTTTCCCTTAATAAAATTTAAAAATTGTTGATAACTACCTATTGTCATAGTAATTTTCTAATGATAAGATATAGTGATAGACTACATATATAGTTTATAGGAAACAATAATAATCCATAAAGAGGAGCATATCCTACTAGATATACCAACGTATTTACCGAGAATAGAGTTGACCAAAAACATAAACATATAGGACATGATATTAGTTTGGTTAAGTAACCGGGATATAAGCTATATAGAAACTCTGGATAACTAGCCATCACATCAACTTCCATTTTGTATTTATGATACTCGTTTATTTTCAATAAATTTCTGGTCTTGGTTAAGTTGGCAATGGTAGTGACAATATCACTTTCAAACCAAACAACCATAACGAATGTTATCCAACAAATTAACGGGATGTTTAAATCAGTCAAATTCATAGT